CAGTCAGCAGATTGACATGATTTACAACATCATGAACACAGAGAACACGCCACTGTGTCAGACACTTATCCCTATGCCAAAGGAACTTGAAGGCACGGCAGGGTTCGATGAGAACGGCACGACTGGCTGGTACTTATGGCGGCTGCAACACTGGGGAACCAAGTGGGATATATACAACCCACACGTCAACCGCATGGATGCCAACACACTTGTCATGAACTTTGACACAGCGTGGTCGCCACCTATCCCTGTCTATGACAAGCTGGTGGACATGGGCTTTGAGGTCAGCGCACGTTACCTTGACGAAGGCTGGATGTATATCGGTGAGTATATTGACGGCAACGACTGGACTACAGATGATGTTGAGAGTGTAGTTACAGAATATCCTGACCTTGACCTTGAGTTCGGTATCAGTGACCGCATCGCTGAGGATGAAGAAGAAGGAGAAGCAGCATGACAATAGACATGATTCCACTTGCAGTGAATTGCTTTGCGTTTGGCTGGTGCCTCGCACTGTTTCTGACAGCACCGGAGACAAACAATGCTGTTGCATGAGTTCTATGGACAGGGTGACTACCAAGACAGAAAGGCTATGATATTCAAAGAGCAAGAAGGCTATCTTATCCTGATGCTTGAAGACAAAGCCATCTGTGAGGAACGCACAATCACCGGACACAGTGAGGTGTACGCTGAGAATTGTGCAGAGAACTGGGTACTGGGAGTGATATGATATGAACAGATTTATAATTGACCATCATCCTGCTGCCATTGCCAAGTCGCTATGTGACAAGCACATTGTCAAGATGCCACTGGAAGAAGCACAGATGTTATGCACCAGCCTGTGGCATCATGCACCAGACTATGCAGCAGCAAAGAACTTGTATAAGCCTGTGCATCAGAAGCACCCATGCACATTGTGGGCAATGCGTAGCCAAGCGAACTACGTTTATGCTTTCAATCTGTACGCATCTATGCTAGAAGAATATACATATCGCTATGGCAAGGTACATGGTGCAAGCAAGCACTTCATGGCATTGGCTGACGGCAAGCAATTCCTGCCTGTTGATTCAATCAACCATGTAACCAAGCACCCTGAATGCTTTAGTGGTATGGATCACTTGAAGACAGACGAACACTGGCCTATCAAATCATATCGTAACTTTTACATTGCAGACAAGGCTAGGTTTGCAAGGTACAACAAAGGTCGGGATATTCCTGGCTGGATGAAAGGAGCAACACAATGAGTGAAGAAAAAACTGAATGGGAAATGCGCCGCGAAGCAGCAACCGAATGCTGGAAGTCTATGACACCACACCAGCAGGAAGCTATGATGACACTGCTCAAGGCATGGGTGCCTATTCGTACACGTGTCAGCGAGATGTGTTCCCTCGACTATGATGATCTACGCGCAGTTGACCAAGCATGGTGGGGATTGAAGATGGCACTCGTTGACAAGGACGTTGAGATAAAAGAGTGGGACTTTTAGATGCCACGTATAGTAGAGGAGACGCTTGTGGCCGACTCCAAGGAAGACTTGGACATTCAAGTCGAGTGGTACCTTAACCAGTACCACCCCTTGGGGTACGACACACGAGTAGCTAGGACAACACATGATCCTGAGACTGGTCAGTACACAGCCACCATGTCTCGCTGGAACTCTTGCGATTAGGAGAAAAATAACATGGACATTATCATTGCAGTTGTCGGCATGATTATTCTGTTGGCATTCGGACTATGACTAGCTTCAGAGAAATGGTTGGTGATTACTATTCATCCTATGAATACAAAGAGTTGCGGGATGAAACTAAAGCTAACTATGAATATATAATTCGCCAGGTTTTGGCCACAAAGATTGATGGTCAAAACTTTGGCAGGGTGGATGTCAATAAACTGACAAGCAAAATGTGCAAACTTGCCTACGATGAATGGTGTGAGAGAGGCATCCACTTTGCCAACAAGGCGATGGCTATTGCGCGAGTCGTGTACAATCACGGCTTGCGTATGGAGATGGTCACCCGTAATCCATTCAATGCTGTGCGTAGACGTACACCTAAAAGTAGAACAACCCTGTGGGAAAAGGATGACATCATGCAGCTTTTGGATACAGCATATAGCGATTTCAGCACACGTAATCTGGGCTTGATTGCACAGATGGCATATGAATGGTGCCAGCGTGTTGGTGACATGCGCCTACTCAAGTGGGACAACATCGACTTTGATGAGCAGCGCGTACACATCCTGCAGTCAAAGCGTAGGGCAGAGGTGTACCTACCCATATCAGATGACCTGATGGAGATGCTGACGCAACAGCATGAAGACTTTGGGTTCCAGGAATATGTCGCACCTCGTCCGAATCCTATTGATGGGAAGTATGAACCATACACCATCTTCAAGATGTCGAAGCATGGACGCGCACTGATTCGCAACGCTGGGTTGCCTGACACTCTGCGACTGTCTGACCTGCGACGTACTGGCACAACCGAAATGGTACAGGCTGGCGTAGGAATAGGACAAATCATGTCAGTTACAGGACATGCTAATCCACAATCGGTCAAGCCGTACATCAAAAATACATACGATGCTGCAAATTACGCATTGACAAAACGAAACAGTCATGGTAAAAGCACATTAGATGCCGCAAACGAAGGGGATATATAATGTATAATATATATAATACAATAAATGATATATCATTATATATCGGTGAATCTAAGCGTATCAACTGTCCTGTATGTAAAGGATACAAGACATTCACTGTATCGAACATAGGTGGTAACATCGTATGGAATTGTTACAAGGCATCCTGTGGTGTCAGTGGTGGCAAGCGTATAGGTATGACACCAGAGGACATCAAGCGTATGAAGATGCAGCAGGAGACGAAGGTAGAAGAATTTAAGTTGCCTCAGTATATCGTGCCGAATAAAAACCTCTTGCAATTTAATCGGTGGTGTGCTAGATGGGGTCTGGATGAAAAGGAATTAGGTTTGTTACACGACGTAAAGGAAGACCGTGTTGTATTTCCTGTCGTGCATGACAACAAGATTGTTGACGCTACTGGTCGGGCGTTAACAAAGCGACTCCCCAAATGGCGAAGGTATGGGTCTTCCTGTGTTCCTTATACCAGTGGCCAAGGGGATGTCGCCGTGGTTGTTGAGGACTGTGTGAGTGCAGCTGTGGTAGGTAGTGAGAAGTTTGTCGGGGTCGCACTGCTAGGCACAACATTGCTTGAAGAACACAAGCATTATCTCACACGGTTCTCAGCAGCTATCGTTGCACTAGACCCTGACGTGCTGACCAAGACCATCGCAATGGCGAAAGAGTTGCGTAGTCACGTACAAAACGTGAAGGTGTTGCGCCTTGAGAAAGACTTGAAGTATCGCAACCCGACAGACATTGATAAACTGAAACAATTAGGAGCAACATAATGGAACTTATGGAACTATCACTTGTAAGGAGTCTGATGAACAGAGACTTCTATGAAGATCATCGTGGGGCTAGGTGTCCCGACAGACTGTTCAGCACTGACGTGCGTAAGATTAAGAAGGCAGTGGATACTGCAATGGATCGCTACAGTCGCACTGTTACTCCCGAAGAGGTACAGGCACTGTTCATATCCAGTAACCCATCAATGACGCCAGCGCAGCGTGAGTCATACAACAGTATCTTCCAGTCCATCCAGCGCACTGACCCACTGGGCAACGACGTAGCAGGAGAGGTGCTTTCTCGCCTGTTTCAGCAGGTTGTAGGGGCAGAGATTGCAGAGTTGGGGTTTGACTACGTGAATGGTGACAAGGCCAGTCTGGAACCCTTACAGCAGCTTTTGGAAAAGTACGGCGACGACTTCACGCCCAAGCTGAACATTGAATGGGACGACATATCCATCGACACCATCATTGCCAAGAATGATCTGGAAGCACGATGGACATTCAACATTCCTGCCCTGACACGCAAGGTCGAGGGTGTCAACGATGGACATCTGATTGAGATTGGTGCCAGACCGAATACAGGTAAGACATCATTCCATGCCAGCATCATTGCAGGACCAGGTGGTTTCGCGCATCAGGGTGCCAACTGTATTGTCCTGTGTAACGAGGAAAGCTACCATCGTGTGGCAGCACGTTACCTGACTGCAGCAACGGGCCTCACCATGTGGGAAGTAAAGAATGACCCAGCCAAGGCACGTGATTTGTATCGTCCTGTGTATGACAAGATTCGCATCAAGGATTCCACAGGCAGGGACATGGCATGGGTAGAGAGTGTGTGCAAATCATACAAGCCTGATGTATTAGTGCTTGACATGGGTGATAAATTCGCTACAATGTCTGGCTACTCACGGCCTGATGAAGCACTCAAGGCGAACGCCATCTATGCTAGGATGATTGCCAAGCAGTATGGCTGTGCTGTATTCTATATGTCACAGTTGAGTGCAGAGGCAGAGGGTAAGACAGTCCTAAACCAGAGTATGATGGAAGGTTCACGTACAGGCAAGGCAGCA